CGTCCTTGTCCTTGCCCACGGGCCGGATGCGCGTCACCACGCCGGACACATCCACCGTCAACACAGCGCCCAGAAGGTTTTTGCGATGCCGAATCTCCATGCCGCGATCCATGACCTCGTCCGGCAGGATATACACGTCGTAGTTGTCGCGGATGATCCGCGCGCCGGTCTGGGGCACGATGCCAATGTCCGGGTCGAGCAGCGCCTTGACGATGGATGCGCCGGTGTAGTCGCCGGAAATCGCCTTAGTGACCTTGCAATGGAAGGTAAAGCCATGCTCGGCGCTGGCGCTGGCCAGAATGGTGCTCAGAACCGTGTCGGCGGCGACGTTTTCTGGCTGATAGTCTCTGGTACAGATCACGCCGGACAGGTCGTAGAATATGTGGGAGGCCTTGACCTCCACCATGCCCGTCTCCGCGTCGCGCCCCACGGAATAGATGCGGAAGAGCTGATCCCGCGTCTGTTTGCTCTCGATGACGGTGCTGGGCTGGTCGCTGTCGCCCTTGACGGTCTCCGTCTCGTTGCGGTCGAATTTGAGATACTGGCTGTACATCCAGCCCGTCGCGCCGCCGCTCTTGATGACGACGCGCGACCAGTCGCCGGACTTGGAGAGCTGCACGACCTCCGTCCCGACCTTGTAGGCGCGGATGATCTTGGCCGAGGTGCTGGGCTTCGCCCGCAGTCTCAGGCGCGCGCCGGTGTTGGTTCGCACCTTGTAGATGGCGCGGGTGACGGTCTGCGTGGCTCCGCTGGGCACGTTGTCGAGGATGCGCACAATGGGCGCTTCCCGCACGGCGCATGGGGCCTTGATGATGCATCCGTTTTGCAGGTACGTCCATTTCAGATCGTCGTCCACGGGATGCTTCATCTCCAGCTCCATCAGGCCGCCGGCCTTTTCCTCCACGGTGCATTCCGTGGGCTGAAGCACGGCCAAACCGAGCGTGGAAAAGTCCTCGGCGTCTGCCGGGTAGATGTTGATCATAGATACCTCCATCGCGGCGTGATCTCAACCTTGGTCACGCTGCCCGTCCACGTGATGATATTCGCCCCGGGCCGCAGCACCGGGAACTCGTCCATCACAAAGCTGCTGTTGAGCGACGCGGTCTTGGCCAGATTGAACGTCTCCATCAGCTCGCAGTCGATGACGGCCCCATCCGTCAGGCTCCGCGCCTCGACGGAATAACCGTTGACCACCAGCGTGATGTCGCCGCTGCCCGTCAGTTTGATCTCTGGCTGAGAAAACACGGTGCCGGGATTGGTGATCGTCCCGCCGGAGGTGGTGATCTCCTGCGCGGCGGGCGCGGGATAGACGTAGCGGAAGGGCTCGCAGTCGAACACAACGGTAAACTCCTGCCCGCGAAGGCGGGAATTGCGGTTGCTGACGCTGAACTCCTTGGTCACGGAGGCGTTGTAGGCGCGGGTCGGGTCGTCGCCGAAGCGCAGCAGACCCCTGCCGGACAGCCAGCCGTTGACCGCGTCCATGTTGCCGTCCACGGCGATCACCCGGACGGAGACGAGGACACGGTCATACACGCCCTCGTCCATGAAGAGCTTGCCATTGCGCCCCGGAACGTCGATCAGATCGCCCTTGCGGGCCGGATGCGGCCGCGTGGGCATGGACAGCATCTCCACGCCGTATTCCGTGTTTTTGTGGCCCGCATATTCCAGCCACGCGTTTGCGCTTCCGACTGCTTTCATCGCTGCCCATACCCCCTTGCGTCTCTCGCGCGCAGCCACGCGAGCTGCGACGCATTATTCTGCCCTTGGATTTCCGCGACCTTTCGACCGTCGATGTTGACTGGCACCTTGTTCTGCTCGGCGGCGATGGAAATCTCCTGCCGCAGCTCCGGCATGTTGACGTTGGTCATTCGCGTCAGGTCTGCCGAGGTAGTCAGGCCGCCCAGCATGGTGTTCGCCACGCGCACCGCGCGCGCCATCGACTCGTTCAGGCCGATTTCGAGGCCCTCGCCGGTGTAGCGGCCAAGGCGCTTCATGACCTTCGACGGCGACTGGATTTGCATCGTCTGCCGGTATCCGCTGGCAAAAGCACTACCGGCCATTTTACCCATATCCCTTGCGGTGCTCACCGCGCTCGAAAGCCCGGCTTTGAGGCCTGCCGCAGTATCCTGTCCAGCTTTTTTCGCTCCGTCCGCGTCATCCATGTTGTCAGTGGCTTCTTCGATAAGCGACTTCGCCGCTTCGTTGACTTCCGTGGATGCGCCGCTGTAAACATTGCTCATCAGCGCCGCCACAGCGTCGGACTTTTCCGTCACGTCGAAATCTGTTCCGGCCAATATGCCCTCATCCAGCGCATTTGCCCAAACCTCCTGCGCCTTGCCGGATATAACGGACGTGTCTATGTCATCAAGGAGATTCGCGTAGGCCTCTGACAGCACAAGGCCGAGGCCTCGGAAGTCCATCATCTCGACGGAATACGCTTCACCGCCGAAAATGCTCGTCAACATTTCGGAAACGGCCTGTTTCTGCTCCGGCGTAACGGCTTCTAAGCCACCCTCGGAGATCGCGTCAAACATTTGCTTCACGATCTCCGCCGCGCGCGCTTTGATAATCGTGTCATCATCAAACGCCGCCGCATTGCCCTCGGATTCTGCAATGCCCCGGATAATTGCCGCCCAAGCCTGCTCGTATGCTTCCTTTGCAGCATTTACAGCGTCGCTTCGCGTTGTCTCCGCCTCCAGAACGCCGGCGTCGTATTGTTCCTTCGATATGTCGCGATTCGAAAACTGCTCGTTCAGCTCGGCGATTGTCTTGTCGTATTCATCCTGCGCCGCCTGCTCGTCGACCTTAAACTCGTTGAATTTCAGGCTGACCGCCATGCTGATAGTAGCGTCGTCGGCCTTGCCTCCGGCGGTCACAACCTTGTAGGCATTTTCCGCTGCGGACAGCGCCTCGCCCTTCATCGCGGCTATACGCTCTTCCAGACCGTTAATCTCCGTTTCGAGGTCTGCAATATCCTGATAAGCCGCCTGAACGGCCTTTGTGGATTGCCCGGCGAGTGCGTCAACGACCTCCAGCGAGTCGTTTTTGATCGTCTGCACGTCCTTCTTGGCCTGCTCGTACTGTGCGGTCAGCTCCGCGACTTTCGCTTCATAATCAGGTGCGGTGGGGTCGAGCTTTTTAAGGGCTGCGTTATAGCCCTCTTCTATGTCGGTCATGCGGTCGGTCGCCCATGCTTCGACCTTGGCCTTAAGCCCGGAGACCGTCTCCTCGTCGTCTGCAAGCCCGTCCGTCAGCGCGTCGTAGATCGTCTCGGCGACGCTCGGCGTTTCATCCGCCAGCCTGCCGTTCGCCTCATTGTAAACGCCGATGATAGCGTCAACATCATCATCGTCCAGCCCGGCCATTTCGGCGAAATGTCTCAGCGCCACATTACTGCCTTTCGCCTGGACAAACCATTTCGCGACCGTTCCGGCATCAACGCCCAGATTAAGCCCATTCAGCGCCTCCGCAATCGTTGCCCCGCCGCTGCTGATCGTGTCCGCAATGCTCTGCGCCTCAGGTTCGGAAAGCCCGAATTCCATGAGCTTACTCTTGATGGCATCAGCGTCCTCGCCGAGCATGCTCATGATCTCGTCCTTCTGCTCATCTGTTAGCAAATCCGTCTGCAATGCTTCGCGGATCGTGTCGTAGGCCGTTGCAATTTTGGATGTGGCCGCGCTCGTGTCCACATCCACGTCCATCTTAAAATCGAGGTTCTTCAGCGCGTCCGTATCAACGCCATCCGCGATAAATTCCTGATTCAGGTGCTTAATCGTATCGCGAACACCGTCAAACACGCTGACAAACATATGTAGCGCACCTTCCGCGAGCGATTTTGCCATGTTCCCGATGCCATTCAGCAGCGCCGGAATCAGCTCCGGCAGCATGTTAATTAGGTCATAAACCACCATAGACGCAGTATCAAACAGCGCCGTGGTGATCTGAGGGAGCATCGCTGACGCGCCCTTGATCGCACTGGGCAGCGTGGACATAATCGCGCTGACACCCTGCGGGAGCCATCTAGACAGGCCGGAAATCGCGTCCTGAAGTCTGCCCGTCATCATGCCCAGCAGATCGGGAAGCATGTCCGTGGCCGTGTCCAAAAGGCCCTGATAGCCGCCATCGTCAAATGCGGTCTGCAATTCGCCGACGATGTTGTTTACCATCGGGAGCATTTGGGAGGCGAGGTCTTCCGACATGTCCTCCGTGATGCTTCCAAGCAGCTGCATGGCGTTGTCCTTCAGCGTGGAAAGCTGGCCGTTCAGCGTTTTGGACTGTTTCTCCATCGACTGGAAGAATTTGCCGCCCTCGCTGGTGGCGTAGCGCATACTGTCGGTGATCTCGCTGACGGCCATCTTACCCTTGCTGATGCGGTCATACAGAGAGGCCATGCTCTCGCCGGTGCGCTCGGAGATCTCCTGCAGGGGATTAAATCCGCCGTTTCAAGTGTTATCGCGCGGGCTTTTTATCCCACGCTTCTCGCGGTTTCCCGCGAGGTCAGCATATCTTTTCACCTTCAGCCCAACAAAAAAGCAACCTTTCGGCTGCTTCATTGGCTGGTCAGGTGTCCCGGGCTCATGGGCGAATTATTGCTCTCATAGCGCTCATCGCCTATGCGTTACGGACGTGTCCGATTCACACGCCCTCGGGATTAACTTGCTTGATTATGTATCGTCCTCTGTAGGTTTTTCCGCTCTTGACGACTCTGGATAACGCGGATTGCGTCACGCCGCATTCAGCCGCGAAGGACTGAATGCAGTCATAAATCTTTTCCGTGTTTGTCTGTATGTCAATAACGGAAATCGACTTTTTTCTGGATTCTGCTATGCGTTTACGAACATCGTTTGAAACCGGGTGATTCATGAGCTTTTCAGAACGCTTGCGCCTTGTTTCCTCACTCTGCTTTGTTCCGAGTTTACAAGCCCGGCACCGTGCTTTGTAGGCATCATCCATTTGATTGCCCTTATTCCACGGTTCATGCCTCTTTCTAAATTGCGTCGGCTTCATCTTTGCAAGTGTAGTTTCGTCAACGAATTTGCCCTTGCCGCCAAATTCATGACACGCTTGCGCTTGTCCGAGGCTTTTCAGCTTACACCCGTATTCCATCTCATATGCCAGCGCTGCCTCGTCGGTATCGAATTCTCGAACGATTCTATAAGCACATTCTTTCGTCTTGCGAATGCGCTTAAACTCGTCGTTTCTGTCCTTCATCGAAGTCGCGCGATTGCCAGAGCCTTTCCCGACATAGAAGATTTCTCCGGTTTCAACGATATACCATTCGTAAACATAAAATGTTTTGGCGTTAATCATCTATTTTACACCTCCGCATTTATTATAGCATATATCCCTCCAATAATCAAGTTTAGCCTTCCCCGATACACCGGGATTTTCATCCGCGTATTTCTACGCGACGTGACAAACGTTTATCATCTGCTTGATGTCCTGCAGGTTGACCTTTCCGGCGCTGCTCATCTGGGCGTAGCCGGTGGCGATGGAGACCATCGCCTCCTTGTTGCCCTGAGCGATGTCGCCGAGCATGCTCATCTTTTCGATTGCGTCGTCGGCGGTAAAGCCGTACTGCATGAGCAGCTGGGTGACCTGGACGAGGTCGGTCGTTTCAAAGGGCGTTTCCGCGCCCATCGTCCTGAGGCGCTCGACCACGTCCGCGGCTTTTTCCGCCGAGCCGGTCATGACCTCAAAGGAGGTGCGATACTGCTCGAGTGTGGCGTTGTAATTCACGCCCTTGGAGGCCACCTCCACCAGTTTGCCGACGGCCTGCGTGGTCATGTCGATGCCGGCCTTGATGTCGGCGAGACCGGCTTTCGTTTTGCCTTTTAGCCCTGATAGTACTTTTTCGAAATCGCTAGCGTCGCCATTAATGCGTATTTTTAGACCATTCTCAGCCAAAATTTTCCCTCCTCTCAGGAGTTATAAAACAGCTCGTCAAACGCGTCGAGCATCGCCTGATCCTCCGCCGTGGTCTCCCGTGGCAGGGCGTAGCGCTGGGCCTGACGCTTGAGATCGCTGTCCTTGCCGTCATAGCCACGGATTTCCATCAGACGCAGTATGTAGTGGTTCCCGGCCAGCGCCCGAAAGTACAGCAGGAACTCCCACCAGTGAAACGGCTCCGTCCGCCGGTAGGAGAGATCGACGCCGAACTGGTTTTGAATCGCAATGATGATGTAGTTCAAGTCCCAGTCGAAGGAATACGTCGGCTGGGCGCTCTCGCCGGCCTCGACGGGTGGCTCGGGATAGCCCCGGGAAAAGTCGATCACCGCGGACAGCACGTCCGCCGCGGGCTGGGGAATCAGATCGCCGAACACGGCCCTCTCCATCTCGCCGATCACCTCGGCGTTATGCATGGCCTGCTCGACCGTTGCGGGTGTGGAAATCAGATCGCGCAGCAGCCGCAGCACGTCGATCCACACCCGAAAATCGACGTTGACAGTATAGTCAGCGCCCCCGACCGTGATGGCGGTAGGGGGCGCGTCCTGCGCCAGATTCGGGCGCGGCATGGGTTACGCGGCGGCGGAGAACGTCGGAGCGCCCTCGGTAATGGTGGCGGTGCCCTTTTCGATGGTGCCGCCCAGCTTCAGCGTAAACGTAATCTTGCCGTCCACGCTGTTGTAGTTGGTCAGCAGCAGGCGGCATTCCTTGACCTGCCATGCCTGGATGTCATCGCCGGTGCCGCTGCTCTTGGGCTTCGGCGGCCAGCAGAGCAGCACAGGCACCTTCACGCTGTCGCCGACCGGGAGGTTGATGCACAGCTTTTCCACAAAGTCGTAGATGACATTGCCGCGATAGAGCGCGATCTCCTGCGGAAGCTCCGGCTGATAGCTGGAGACCTCCTCGACGGCCGCTTCCATCGAGATGTAGTCCACGCTTTCCGACTGCGGGTTAAACGCGAGGTCAAAGATCGTGGATTTGTCGATGCGCTTCCACGTCGGCACCCAATCGCTGCCAATCGTTTCAGACGTATCCATAAACGGGATTACCTGATTTTTCGTAATCTTCTTTTCAGGCAAGTTAAATCATCCTTTCACATAGTCGACGGCGAATGGGATCATGTACTTCGCCGTGTTTTCGTCCTGCGCGGCCACATAGCCGACGCTTTCTTCCAGCACGCCGACGCTCTCCACGACGCATCCCTCCGGGAAATCCGGGAAGGCCCCGTCGTCGTTCTGCCGACGCACCCACTCGATGATGCTCTCCACATCGTCCATCATGGCGACGTTGCTGTCGTCGTTGGCGGCGAAGGAGACGGGCAGAAATCGAATCAGCTCGAAGGCGTAGCGCCGCCGCTGGCTGCCGTCGATGTAGTCCTCCAGCAGGGTATCGCCGGAGGTGGCGATGGCCGTGTCGCCGTCGTCGGTGCTGGAAAAGTTGAAAAAGAGCTGTGCAATGGATGCACATCCCGCGAACCACTTCCAGAGCGCGTCATGGATGCTCTTAGCCATTGAGATTCAGCCTCCCAGAATTGATATAGCGCTGCAAAGAGGAAATCAGCTTGGGCTTCTGCGTAGCCTCGGCCTTTTTGTCCCATTTCTTTGATGCCAATGGATTACGATGGTATTGCAGCGCCCGTCCCGTGGGACGCTTTATTGGCGGCGAATAATAGCCTACGACGCGCCCGCTCTCGGTAACGGGGTAGTTAGGGCCGTATACCTTGCCGGCGTATTGATAGTGAGCATAGGGAGCAGTGTGATTAATGCAGCCTGGCGAAATCACCACGGTATTAGCAAGCGTTCCCGTGTCAAATGGAATATAAGGCATATACAGTCGATGCCACTCTGTCGCCGCAAACATCCAAAGGCCCCAGTCATTTATGACCTTCGTTCTGTTGCGCGCCGCATTGATGTTAAATTCTGCCAGCTCGATGCGTATGTTCACACTGCATCACTCCCCGCTGGCCGCGTAATGGGGCAAGAGGCCCATCCGGCTGTTGTCGCTGACGCGCTGGGCGCGAAAGGCCGCTTTGCCGCTCTTCAGCAGGGCTTCCCGCAGGCGGATCAGCTCCACTTCGTTTCTCGCCGCCAGCTCCGCTTCGCCCAGCACCAGCAGATCGCCCGGCGCGGGCTTCTGCTGCACGGCGGGTATCCTGCACGTGGTCTCCGCGGTTCGCGTCACGGATTTGTCGCCCATCGTCTGCGCCGCCGCGTCCTGCCAGCTGCACCCCGTCAATGCGACGGCCTGATAGCCGTCCGCCGTCTTATGCAGCAGCGTGACCGCTCGATTGCCAAATGGGATCATCGCTCACAGCCTCCTCGCCACGGGCAGCGTATGCCGGATCAAGCCCGCGTTAAAAAGATACGCATAGGCCGCAGGGCAGATCGAAGCGACGGTGTATTCCGCCGTCTCCGCTCGGTCGGAGCGGAAGGTGACGGAAACGCCGTCGTTGGAGGCGCTGGCGACGCCTCCCGGCATGCTCAGCGCCTCGTTGCGCTCCTCATACTCCGCCTGCACCTGCACGGCCTTGAGAAACGCGGCCTCCTGCTCGTCCGTCGCCGGTCGTCTCGGGTAGATGTACGCGGTCAGGCGCTCGCGCACATGCTCCGCGTTGATCGCCACGGCCTTAGCCCATCACGCGGACGGCCAGCTCCGGGTAGATGGTCTTGTAGCCGTAAAGCACGTCCATCGAGTAGGTGGAGCGCTTGTACTTCTGGTCATAGCCCTTCGTAACGCGGAGGGAGATGCCGTTGTAGCTGGTGACGTAGCTCTGCACGCCCTGACCGTCGGGATCGATGAGCGGACGGGTGACATAGGCAAATGCCATCGGGCAGAACACGAGGTTGGCCGCATGGCTGGCGGCGATGGTGACGTTGGTGCTGGTGGTGCCGGACTTCTTCAGCGCCGGATAAATCTTGACACCGGAGATGGCGTTGGAGGCTGCGGCGGCGGTGTCCTCAGTGACCACATAGGTGCCGCCGAGGATGGTCAGCACGTCGCCCTTGACCAGCTTGCCGGTCAGCGTGGTGCCGGTCAGGCCGATGGTGGTAGAGCCTGCGGCGGCGCTGGCGGACAGCTTTACGCCCTCCTGCGCGGTGATGCCGGAGGCGTGAGTCTGCACGCCCTGCGCCATGTAGTTGTCGATGCCGTACACGCGGCCGATGGAGCCTTCGCGCAGCGCCTGAGTCGTTCCGGACTTCTCCGCGTTGACGAGCGCGGGAATCTGGGTAAATTTCGCGTCGGCCTCGGGGCTCCACACGCCGACGCGACCGCTGACAGGGGCCTTGTTGACGTTGAGCATCTTGCGGGCCTCGGCAAACGCCGCGAGGGAATCGGGCGTAGTGCTGGCAGTGCCGACGGCGTAGGGCACGTCCTTGTAGAGGGCGAGGCCGTCGGCGTTGATCCTCTCGGCCAGCGCCACCGCCGCAGGCTCGATGAACACGCGGTCGAGATCGGAGATGTTCACGGCGGTTTCGATGGCGGAGGCCTTCGCGTCCACGGTCGCCAGCTTGTCCAGCTTGACGAGGACGCTGGTCTCCTTCATGTCCTGATATTCCACGCCGGAGGCCTCGTTAAAATCCTTGGCTTCGAGGACGTTGGGCTTGCGCACCTGGATGGTATCGCCGAGGTCGGAAAAGTCCCCGGAGAAGTCGCGATAGCACAGATTCGGGAACACGAGGTTCTCGATCAGGCGGGGCAGGGCGCGTCTTGCGATAGTCTGGAGGGTAATAAATTCATTGGCCATATGGTTTCATTCCTTTCTTCTGGTTGCGGCGGTCACTTCTGGCCGCCGGTCTTGTAGGTGGCTGCGTAGTATTCCGCGTCGGACATCTTCGCGTAGTCCGGCGCATTGCCGGCGCGCACCGTCACGCCGCTCTGGCGCAGGCGCTCGTCCACGCCCTGCTGCACGGCCTCGCGAAACGCCTTTTCCACCGTGTCGATGGAGGTATGGCACGCGTCCGCATCCGTGTAGTTGAGCACGATTTCAAGGCTCGTTGGCAGGCCGCGCTTGCGGAGGTCTTCAATGGCCGTGGCACGCAGCTCGCGGCGGTTGAGTTCCGCTTCGCGCTGGGCGATAGCGGCCTCGCGATCCTTGGCTGCCTGTTCCACGCGCTGGCGCTCATGCTCGGCGCGCTGGGCCTCGTTCATCTTGGCGAGCTTCTCAGCCTCGCTGCGGGCCTCTTCGCGGGCCTGCTCGATGCGCTTGGATTCGCTTTTGCGATACTGCGCCATGTGATGGTCGAGCTTCGCCTTGACCTCTTCCTCCGTGTACATGCGGGGCTTGCTCTCGGCCTGCTCTTCCGTGGTCTGGGCGGCATTTTCACTGCCCACGTTGGGATCAGCGCCGCTTTCCTCTCCGAAGAGCTGGAGGTTGATTGGGTAAATGTCCTTCACGTTTTTCATGGCTGGTTTCTCCTTTCCGTTTATCGCCCGTCGGCTCTTCCGCAGTTTAGGCCGTTGCGTCCGGCTTAATTTTTTGAGGTCTTTTCCGCTTGATCAGGGCGGAAAAGGGTATGCAAAAGCCGCCGGGAGAGTGATCGGCTCTCAAAGGCCGGAAGACCTGCAGGTCTTCCGGGTCTGCTTTGCAGACTGCTGCGGTCAAATCATAGATTTGAGCGCAGCACCGCCGGCGGCTCAATGCCGTTGGGGTTTATTGAGTTAAAGCGCGTCCGCAGCCTCAAAGGCCGCATGCAGCTTGGGGGCCTGAAGGGCGATCCAGTCGATCATTTCCTCATTTTCGGCCCAGCCCATGTTGGTGATCCGGCCGGAGCTGCTGTCGAGGCCGCTCTCAAACAGAAACGCATGGACGATCTCATGGCGAAGCGTCGCCTTTTCGCACATCGCGCGGGCAAAATCATCATCGTCGGCAAACGCCGGATGCGTGTCCGCGGAGCAGATGACGAGCTGCTTGCCGAGCTTGTCACAATAGGCGTTGCAGTCGTGGGCCTCGAAATACGAATCGTCCGCGTAATTCTTGCGGATGACCTCGTATTCAGTGCCAAGAATGGACAGTTTCATGTTGCTTCCTCCTTGTTCATGGCATAGAAAAACCGCCTCGCTTGCGCTTGGCGGTCTGCTTTTATCTTTTATCTTGCTTCCAACACTTCGAAGTGGTCGATTTCCGCGCCGGCAACGGTATAGTGAGCGCCATCACGACGAACAAACGCCAGTGCATCCGCATCTTCATCATCGCCGAAGGTTGTCCATGTCCAGCAATCAACATAGCCTTCGAAAACCTCGCCATCTTTGCAGTAGATACGTACCCATCTGCCCTTGCTGGAATCCTGAATGTCTGCAAGGATCTGCGCATCTCTGTTTAACTTGTACGGCATGGTTATACCTCCTCAACAGGAAATGCATGCCAGCCAGTTTTGCTATATCTTACACAAACTCGTCGGGTCAGCACGTATGTTCCCGTGTTTCTTTCATATGTCCATCCGACTACACCATCAGCATCAAAGTATTCGGAAATGGCTCCGCTCTTTCCAATGTCAGGCGTGCCTTTCCCCATGTGGGCCATGACAAGCGCCTGAACATCTGTTCCAGCCATAAATCCAGACGGGAAGCCGCTCCCCTTTGTGATGGCGGCTTCTGTACGCCGGTCAAACGCCTTCGAGCCGATGATATGCTCCTGCTGCTTCTGCTCGCGCATCTTCGTGTTGACGGTCTGCCCGGCTACCTGAATTATAACATTTTCTGCCGGATTTTTCAACGGCTCCTCTGCCTTCACCTGCCGGAATCCCGCCACATACATTCTCTTGTAGTCGGTCTCCAGCCCGGCGGCCTCGGTGATCCTGTCGTATCGATCCATCAGGGCGTTGATCTTCGCCTGAGCATCCCGGCGGGCGACGTCGTCGCCGCTGACCTTGGCGAGATTCGCGATGTCCTTCTGGGCGCGGACGGCGGTCTCGATCTTCCGCTGCTCCTGCGTCCACTCGTATCGGCTCAGTGACCTGCCACCGATGTCGATGCGCTTGGAGCTGTTGCGGTTGATCTCCTCCAGCTCCCTGTCGCTGTGGGCCGGTTCGGACACGCCGAGGATGATGGGAAAGATGGTGTGCTTGCAGTTCCACATGCCGAAAGGGCGATCCAGCCGCGCCTGAAGCGCGTCGAACTCCTTTTGGCTGAACTGCCGTCCCTGATAGGGCAGGTGATCCTCCGCGCACAGGTAATGCGCCGAAATCTCCACGCCGTCCGCGCCGTACTCCTTTCCGAGCTGGCGCAGGATGTCGTTGTTCAGCGCCCGCACGCCATCGAGGACGTTCTGCCGCACCGCCGTGTCCAGCCGCCGGGAAGCGCCGGATGGATACTTGACGCGCAGCCCGTCCACGGCCGCCTTTTTCATGGTTGCCCGGATGGCGCTGCGGTAGTCCACAACGCCCGCCTGCACCGTCTGCACGGCCACATCCACCGCCGAGCGGTAGCTTTCCGAAAGGATCGTGGTCTGGGACAAATTTTTGAATGCCTGCGCCGTCACGCGAAGCTGCGCCTTGATGATGCGCTCGATGGGCTTGGAAGCCTGCGCTGCGCCCTTGACCGGAGCGACATAGACCTCGGCAAACCACTGGGCGGCGAACTGCTCGTCGCTCTCTGCAACGGCGCGAAAGGTCTTTTCCAAGTCCTTCACGCTGATGTTCGCGGCCTTGGCGATCTCGCGCTTCATCCGCTTGACGTTCGCCCCGACGCGCCTGAGCTCCTTGAGCCGATGGACGTCCGTGGGCGACAGGCTCCCCATGTCCCGGAGGTGCTCCCCCATCAGGCGCAGGTACTCGTCCGTGACCGCCTGCATGCGATCCTGATACAGCTTCAGCAGCGCCTCAAGTTGACGCTCCGAGAGCATGATTATTCATCTCCCGGCGCAGCTGCGTCGCTCAGTATGTCGTCGATGTTCTGCGTCGGCTCGTCGCCTCTGATCTTTTCCACCTCGTCGCGCACCATCTCGTCCGTCCAGCCGTCCGCCGCATGGAGCATGCGCACCTTGGTCTCGGTGCTGGCGGCTCCGGCGGCCTCGGCGTACTGGGCCATCTGGGCGTTTTCCACGAGGTTCGCGGGCATGGCGCGGGTCATGGTGATCTTCACGTCGTCCACGTTGAGCGCCGGATGCCCCTGCACCTTGCAAAAATTGGCGAAGAGCTTCAGGCGCGTCTTCAGGCCCTCTATAAACCACTGCTGCTTGACATTGGTCATCTGCTCAAGGCCCCAGAGCTTGTATTTCATGGCCACGCCGGAGGCGTTGGAGGCGAACTCCCGGTCGGACAAGTCAGGAATCATGCTCATCTTGTGGATGTCCGCCACAAGCGCCGTCCGAAGCACCTCCACGTCGCTCTCGGTGAGCGCGCCCTGAAGATACTCGGCCTTGGCTTGCAGGTCGGGCAGGCAGAGTGCCTTGTCCTCCCGGAGCTGCTGCCACGGCGGGCGGCCCCGCTCGTCGTCCTCGAGGGTACAGCCGGTGAGCAGCAGCAGCTTGTCCACAAACTGTTCTTTGTCGTTGACGCGGTCGGACTGGAGCTTGTCGTATGCGTCGATGAGCGGCAGCACCCACTCGAAGTCGCCGCGCTCGTCCTCGTCGTTCCAGTACTCGATCATGGGCACGCCGCCGAAATAATGCTGGGTCTCGCCGACGACCGTGACCGCGCTGGCCGATAGATCGGTCATGTGGCACTCCCGGACGCTCCGGTCGCCCATGAGATACACGCGCCAGCCGTCCTGATTGCCCTCTTCGGTGGTGTCCTTGGCATAGTACACGCCAAAGAGCGGCGTGTTGTGGTAATCGTCGTCGTAGACGACAAAAGCCTGCTCCGGGGACAGCGCCGCCACGCAGGGAAGCACCTGTCCCTCGTCGTTTTCCGACACATGCACGTATTCCACGCCGCGTCCGTAGATGGAGGCGTGGCGGGCGTTCTCCGCGTCGATGGAGGAAATAGAGCACTTGCTATACGCGTCCGTGACGGGCTGCAGCGCGTCTTCGCCGCCGTCCACGGAGTAATTCACGGGCTGTCCGATGAGATAGCCCGTGGCCACGGAGACGATGTAGCGCGCGTAGGGATGGGCGATGCGGTTGTTGGGCAGGCCCTTCTGCCGGACGCGGCGGGTAATCTCGCTGTCGCCCCGGTAGTAGCCCGCCAGTCTGCCCAGCCGGGGAGCCTCGGCCAGATGCTCCGCCAGCACGCTGCGCAGCATGGCCGGAGAGGGCATGCCGGCCTCGTCCAGATAGCGCTTGGCGCGTGTAATCATGTTGTCACCTCTTGCTTAGTAGATGTCCGAGCGCGTCGTTGCGACTCTGCGCCCGATTTCCGGCTCCAGCGCATAGCGTGAGGAGTCGATGCAGTTATGCACAATCAGCCCGCCGTTGACAGCGAAATTGTGGAAACGCTCGACCTCCATGTTATACACGGGTTCAGCCGATCTGCGCTTCATGGCCTTCACGCGCACGTATTTTTCGTCTTCGCTCATATCGCCATTTTCTCCTGAAGGGTCAGCCACGCCCGAATTTCGTCTGCCTGACGTTTTGGGCAATACAGGCGCTCCGTCACCTTTTTCTGATGTTTTGCTCCTTGCATTAATTGTCGCTTTTCAATTTCTGCTAGCATTGTAAAACGATCATCATCGATACAATACTCGGAAATGATGATTGGCGCGGTCTGTACATCCGCCCAGTCCAGAAATGCCGCTCGGTCAAACCGCACGCCGTAGTTGTCTGCGGTGCAGTTATATGGAATATCGCAGTACACCACTGCGTCTCCCGGGATCTTCACATCACGATAATCAAGTCCAGAAACTTGCAGCCCTTGCAGTCTTTGCAGTCTTTGCAGGCTTTGCAGGCTTTGCAGTCTTTGCAGTCTTTGCAGGCTTTGCAGGCTTTGCAGAATCTCCAATGTGTTCAGTTTCTCATTCAACATCGCCCAGGGAATCGTCAGCCCCGGTATGATGGTTTTCATCTTCTCGTAGGCTTCTTCTGTCGGCAGCGCCCATTGGCTTTCGCCAAAATAATGCCCAGCCATACCGTTGGTTCCCAGCAATCTGTCTACATCGCTGGCGCGCTTTTCGCTGTCCCGCAGAGCCGCGCGCAAATATTCGCGGATTTCTTTCGAATGCGCACGAAATACGCTCTTGCGGGTATTCTCTGCGTCAATACTTCCATCCGCGCGTTCAACTGTGGCCGCGCCGCATTCCGCGCATAGCTGTCGCGCCTTCCCGCTCAGCACATCCATGTCCCGATTCAGACGATTGAATTCCGCCACAAAGGCCCGCCATGCACTCATGCGTCCGGCGACTGTATCCGCGAAAACAAGCTCGTGCATGCGCTTCTTGAACGGCTCGATTTCCTTCGCGTATAAATATGCATCACCATTGTTCCCGAACGACCAGCACAGCCGCACATAAGCGTCCGTATCCTTTAGCCGGTAAAAATCCTCTCTGGAAATCCATCGTTTCTCGGTCTCTGTCGTATATTTTCCTGAAATTGCATCTAAAAACAGTTGCGGCGCGTCACCGTGAAGATCGTTGGCAATGATCCGATCCCATTTCCCGGACAGCAGCGCCGCATGTGTCACCGCGCAGCCCCCGCAGAACAGATCGACCAGCGATCCGCTCCCGGGCAGGTGCTCGATCACCCAGTCTGCAATCGCGTTTTTGCTCCCCTGGTATGGTAAGCCGTATTTCCGTGCCATTTTACCTCCAAAATTTCATCGTCCTCCGCAATCTGACGCGCCGAAACCCATCCGCGCCGGGTCAGGATCGGGTGCTCGCCGCTCGCTCGGAGGATTCGACCGTCCTCCAGCTCGATTTCGTATATTTCCTCCACGCCCGTCTGCCGGACGTCAAAAAAGCGAGCCGTCGCCGCTCGCCCGTTTTCCTCGTCGTAGCAGATCACCGCGCCGGTCTGCCCGACCAGCTCGTCGATGCGCTTTTCGCCGTCCACGGTGCATACCAGCGTGTCTCCGGTCAGGCAGTGGTTGTCCTTGTCCGGATACGCGGGCAGGAAATTCCCGTTCTTGTCCTGCAAATATTCGTATTTCTGGAATTCCCGGGCGATGTTGGGCGTTCGCCGCGGGTCGACTGCGATTGCGCCCAAGTCCTCCAGCCATCGCATGCCGTGCTCCACGCTGCCCGCGCCCTTGCGCACGCCAACGGCGGTCACGCCGCGCCGCTTCAGCTCGGATATCATCCGCGGATCGGCGCTGTCGCAGCGCACGATCTCCCGCCCTGCCAGCGCGGCGACCTTTTCTGCTAGCGTGTCGATGTTGGTGTGGGAGCCGTAGTACTCGGCGACGGCATACAGCCTGCGCGTCCTGCGGCTGTAGGCCCAGCGAGTGAACGCGTCCGGGTCGGTGGCAAAGCCGAAGTCGAGACCGTTGTAAAAGGTCTCAAGAGCGCCGATCTCTTCGTCGCCGATCTCCCGCAGCTCCAAGTTATCGAACACATTGCCGCCGGTGCCTGTGACCTCGCCCAGGTACTCGTTGCGGTAGGCGCGCTCGTTGGTGGCTCTGACGGCTTCAGCCTCGGCAATAAACGCGTCCGCCAGCCAACTGCGATGTTTTCGAACTACCTGCAGGTAATTGCTGTAATGCACTAGCCTGTCTTCGCGTGGCTTCAGTGCCTCGGCGTTCACCCAGCACTGCGCCGATTTCGGAGGGTTGTAGCTGTAAAATGTTACGGCTCTCTCCACGCCGCGAAACACGGATTGCTTGATGGTTCGCACGTCCTCCATACTGCGATATTCCGCCAGCTCTTCAAACCATAAATACTTGAAATAACCATGCGTCAGTTTGATAGACTTGGATTTCATTGGGTCGTCCGCACCGCGAAACAGCACGCGTTGAACAATCCCGTCCGGCCGCCGATATTCAATCTCCAGCGGCGAACGTCGGAATCTACAATATGGCGAAAGCCCAAGAACATCAAACGCCCAAATCATTTGAGAATACACGCTGTCCTTCAGCGTGTTCCCAACGCGTCTGTAAATAATAGCGTTCGCATACTCGTCATCCACAATGCCGATGGCGATCAGCAGCGAAATAAAGCTGGATTTTGTGGAGCCGCGCCCGCCTGCAAGCCAGTATTCCGCGTGTCCCTCGTCCAGAAAGTCATTCAGCACCGTCCCGAAAGCGTCATCGCAGAACAGCGCGTTGAAATCAACATTCATCGCCGCACCTGCGCACAATGATATTCGGCGCGCCGCCCTCCGGCGCAACCGTCTCGACTTCCTGCTTTGCCTTTCCAAAGGCTTTTTCAACGCAGAAAATCGCCACGCGCGCCTGTACCGCCGGGTCTGTCTCTTTTCCCATCATCAGCTCTTCCAGTTTGTCCAGTCCCTTTTTTCCAAGGTCGTTAATGCGCGTTCGGTCTTCATCGGACAGCCTTGGCCGTCCTGCGCCCTTTCCATGTATCTTGTTGCCTTTAACAAAACGTCCCCTTGCGTCGCGTTCGGCCAAAGCCCGTCACCTCTTTTCACCGTATATTCGTCCGTAAAAGTCGGAGATACGGACGGATATAAAAAGGCATGGCTCCGCTATATGGCAATCCATGCGTCGTGTTTTTGCCTCCATACCCTCCCACCGAAACCGCGCCCTGCCCCCAGCCTGCAATAAAAACGGACGCTCCCGCAGCCGGAGAGGAGGAAAGACCCCGGCGCACGCCAAAATCGGCAAAGAGAGAGGACAGGCCGCATCACCGACCTGTCCACGCTGAAAGTATACCACAGAAGTACTGCACCGCACTGCCAACTTTACGCCGCGTCGCTGTTGCGCAGCTCCCGGAGCACGTAGAAAAACCTCCGGCGCATGCGGTAAAAGGAGCGCTCGCTGCATGGGCATCCGTCGGCGATGATGCGGGTCACGCCGTCCTTGCGGGTCACGGCCCGCAGTAGCCACGGAGCCAGCTCGGCCCCGGCGAGCTTTGCCGCCCGGTCGATGAGCCGCACATCCCGGAGCAGGCGCTCCCGCTTTTCGGCCATTGCGGCCACGGGATCGGACACGCCTCCGCCGCCCCTGCCCGGGAAATCCGCGCTTCCATCGGCGGCGACGACCGGCTGCGGCGTGGAGACGCGCAGCGTCAGCAGGTTCTCCGCCTCCTGCTTTTTGCGATGGTACTGCCGGCAGAAGTAGTCCAGCTCCTTATACTCGTCCCAGGTCACGTCCCAGCCGTCCAGATTTACGCCGCGCTTGCTGGCCGCCATTTTATTCCTCCTCCCGATGCAGGGAATGTTCCACGTCAAACCCCTCCGGGTAGCGGCGCTGGAGCTTGCGGATGTTGAGAACCGCCACCGTCTCGAGGCTCACGCCCAGCACGTCGGCCAGCTCCGCGGCAAACCAGAGAAGGTCGCCCAGCTCGTCCACGACCCTGTCCGTGTTCAGCGGATGCCCCTGAAAGACCTTCTGATACAGCGCGTGGATTTCTCCGACCTCGCTGGCCAAGCCGTGGAGCGCGTGCATCCGGCGCTCGCAGGGGTTCAGCCTGCCGTTCTGGGTGCGCCGCGCGAGGTTCTGATAGCCGTTGAAGGTTACCGCATCTGATTCCGCCGCTGCCTGCTGCGAATCATTTTCGCCAGAAATCACTTTGCCGAGCAAGTCCGATGCACGAATTTGCAGAAATGAAGCCGTTTTCACAATTCGGTCGTCCTTAATCAAAAAGCTGTAGCTTTTGCGTCTGAAGGCAGCGTTTAAGGATGATTCAAAAACGTTGAGATATTCTGCAAGCGCTCGCTTGCTGCTTTTTTGTTTCTTCAGCTCTTGCTTGATGAAATCAAAAACGTCCGGACTGCACAGTTCCACAGTATTCACGCTCCCTTCAAAATCTTTCGGCGTAACATTTAATGCCTCTGCTATGGCGTAAACCACAGGGGCCGACGGCTTTTCTCTCCGTCCGTTTTCATAATTGCAAATCGCACTTCTGGAAACTCCAATTCTGCGAGCCAATTCAGATTGCGATATCCCCTGAGATTCGCGCAGTTCTTTTAACCTTTCCCCAAAAATCATCATATGTATTCTCCAAACTCGTTCCCGGCGGCCACGGCCTGATAGTTGCAGGAGCCGTCCTTGACCAGTTCCTCTGGCGGGCAGATGCTCATGAGTGCCCGGCGCAGCGGGCAGGAGCGGACTTCGCCGCCCCTGCGCATGCAGATGGCGCACTCGTGCTCGATGGATTTGTTGATGAGAAGCTTGAGGTCGTCGTTGTCCACGATCTGCATGTACTGGCCCTTGCGCACCGCGGGCTTGGGGCGCAGGATGACCTCGCCGATCTCGTTGAGGCGCTGGAACTTGAGCAGCGTCTTGGTGGGCATGGTCGCGTAGAGGCCGTCCAGCGCCTTTGCGATGAGATTCTGCGCCAGCCGGAAATCCCGCCAGCCGTTGGGCAGGCTTTTCAGCCTCGGCCTCAGCGCCTCCGCAAATTTCGCAATCTGCGCGTCCAGCCCGGCAATAAACTCAATGCCGTGGATTTCGAGGGCGTTCAGCTCTGTCCGCGGCGGGGCCTCTTTTTTTGCAAACTCGCTCATCTGTAAATCCTCCCTGTTTCCCGGTCGCGCAGTTCGATTCGATTCAGCAGATCGTAGCCGCACAGATCAATGCATTTTTTGAGGGTGTGTATGACCTGCTGCGTCCGCAGATCGACTTCTTCCCGCGATTTTTGCACCGCTACAAGTGCATCTCGAGCCGTGAGATCGAGGCAGCCACTTGGGTTGCGGCTGGGAATGCTGCTGTGGCTCATTCCTTCTGCGCCTCCATCGTAATCAGGTTGGAGAGGGGCAGCGCCTCAAGCATTTTGCAGTAGTCATGCCATTCGTCCAGCTTGTGGTTCTTCCGGGCGTGATACTGGTTCCGGGCAACGGCATAGTTCAGAGTTACGGTGGCTCGTATATTGTACCCGCTCGGGAGCAGTTCAATGATTGCTCGCCAGTACTTCTTTTCCTTCGTCTCATTAAACAGCACCCGAAGATGCTCAAGCTCCGCCAGAGTGTTCATGAACTGCGCCTTCGTCGTTCCGCCAACCTCGTCGATGCCCTCGTGGCTGAAATCGCCGGGCTCAAAGGATTTGATGTGAATCGTATGCATCTTTGAGCATGAATTTCTGACGGTGCCGACCTTGTAGGTGTCAAACTCTGCCCACCAAACCTGATGGCTGGTAATGTCCATGCTAATTCCGATCATGCGTAGGAATTTACTGTGATCGGTTCCGGCCTTGACGAGCGTCGTCATCAGCTCTTTGTCTTTGCGCCCGACGTTATACAAATAGTCGATCGTAGCGCCTTCATCATCCTCATAGCTAAGGCTGTCCGACTTCTCCCAACTGTTCAGCGGATTGCGCATGCCGCGCACGGCCGTTTCCCAGCCAAAGGTTTCGACGTGTTCGATTTTGATCACTTTTCATCCTCCTTATCTTTCTTGTTTTCAGGCGCTCCTACCCACCAGGACATGACGTCCTCGGCGGTTTCCCAAGTGGTCGGCAGTCCGTCTTCTTTACGTTTTTTTATCATACGGTCAAACGCTCGGACATACGCCTCGCGGAATTTTGGGTAACGTGCAAATTGTTTCTTTTGCTGCTTTGCACTCGCCAGCGGACAGCCGATACAGCCAATGCGCGGAAACCCCTCGTCGTACAGGCAGCAGTGCGGCACTTTTGCAACGCCGTTCAAAAATTCCCAGACGTCATCGTCCTCCCAGTTCACAATGGGATTGACCAGCGTCTTCTGCGTGCGGTAGCACTGCTCGACCATTCTGCGGCTCGGGTCGTTGTCATCATTGAGGATTACGCCCTTGTTTTTGCTCAGCCGATAACTTGCTCCAACGTCCTCGGCGAGTTTCTGCGTTGATTTGGGCTTGTTCTGGATGTTTACGACATCCTGATTGGCTCTTCTCCGCGTCGATTCAGCCCAGCGAACGCCCGTGACTGTGATTCGTCCTTTGCCCTGAGATTCCTTGAGCGATTGGCAGCAGTATCTCGCGAGCCGCGTGGGCGGCATTTTATTTTTGACAATGAGATTCCACATGGTGATCCGCTTGCCGTCCTCGTCTCTTGGGTAATCAAAGATCACGTCGGGATAATGCTCACGGATGAAATAGATAAGCTCCGGGGGGTCGACGCTGGTCACATTGTAATGAGCGTCGAATTTTACGCCTGCCATCTTTGCGAGGTGATAGATACACTGACTGTCTTTTCCGCCGGAGAATGCGAGATAGTAGCCCTCCGGCGGTTCGAAGGATCTCAAGCGCTGGATTGCGATATCCAGCTTCGTGCGGATGACCCCGTCCGCGCCGATGATCTGCTGCATCAGCATTCATTCATCCTCCTCCTTACGTCTCGACTCTTTCCACCGCTCGGATAGGTCATCCGCGTCGCTCCCGGCGACGATGCAGGCGTACACCGTCGCAACGCCCAGCGCGGCGACGACACCGATTGCGATCCAGATGGCGGTCATTCTTCAATCGCCTCCCTATAGATTTCCACAGCGCTCTTGGGCCATTTGGTATACGCATCCCACTTCGGCGTTTCAGCCTCCATCTTATAGCGATATCCCCGTCCATGTCAAGCTCCGGTACGGCCCACGTGGACGCAAGATAGGTGTACTCATTAGTGATCAGCTTCCCGTTCTCGTAGATCACGCCGCCGGTAAATTCCCAGTCCCCGCGCAGCCCAGCCATCGCAATCCGAGGCTTCCTCTGCGCAATCAGCCGCGCGGCCTTGTCCCAGTCAAAGACCATCGTCTCTTTGCCGCGGTTCGCTTCGCCCATCACAAATGCGTCCAAAGTATTCATTTTTCATCGCCTCCATCAATTTTCGCGCCGCATAACGGGCAATAGTTCGCCATAATGCTTGTCCCATATTGCAATTCGCAATCCTGAAGTATGGTAAATTCCTTTATCGGTTTACCTCTACTGCAAAATTCACACCTCCCATGTCGCACCGGTTCCAACGCGCCGATTCGAGCGATTGCCTCTGCAGGCGTATGTCCGTCCCATTCCGGCGCACGGTCAAGTTCCCGGCAAGCGAACATCTCCCAATACGGATCAACGTCGTAATGATAAGTAGCCTGCCCCTGCGGCGTGTCGATTCCCACGATAAACATCCCGTCGTACATCGTACCGTCGTGATGCTTTCTGGACTTCCATGCCCGCTCCGGGAACGCTTTTACAATTACTGAGAACAGCACTGCGCGATGGTGGTACAGCTCGTTGAAGGTGTGGTAGCCGTCGGAAGTGTTTCCGTCGATCTTCACTTCCACGGCGGGAAGTTTCTCGATCATGTTGGCGCAATGGTGGAAAAATGAGGCTGCGTCCTTAACCTCTCCAATCGACATGTCTGCTTTTGCCCGCAGGATCGCTACCGCTGTTTCACGGCTGATCAGATCACCCATTGTATCAACCTTCCTTCTTAAATATCACAACCGCACTGGGGAAAGGAGCGCTGTTTCTGCTACCTCCAAATTTCAGACGACCGCGCACGAACCGGATTTCTCCATTCATGCAGTAGTCGTGCCACCACGCCGTATCTGTCCGCGCCGGGAGCAGGCAGCACACGAGCTGACACCCACCCGTCATAGCGCTTTCATAAGCCCTACGCACCCACTTGCCGATTTCACGCCCATACGGCGGATTCATCCAGCATCGACCGTGCCATTGCTGAGAAAGTCCGTCTTGTTCCTTGGTGAAATATTGCGGGCACTTTGCGTTCTCCGCTGTGGCGCACACGTCCAAATCAAAGTGAAACTCGTCGTTCAGCGCGTCGAAGAATGCCTGCGGCGTTTCCCATTCGCATGTTTTGCTGGAAAACATTACTTCATTGTTCATGCTCATTCCTCCTCCGGCGACTGCGGCAGCGGCATCCAGTGGGTGATAACGTGAGAAATGTTGTTCAATTCAGGCTCTGGCGTAAGAAAATCTCCATCACCATAGTACATGCAGACAACATCCGGCGAGCCGTCGTTACGGTTGCACAAGAAGTATCCATCGTCCTCCGGCAGCCGCTCCCCGACGCTGATCCAGCGCGGCTGCTGCGCTTCGAGCTGCTGGATGTAGGCAAGAGCGTCTCTCGTAATTGCCGTTGAGCACCATCCGCGTGGGTCGTTGAAATAGATGCATTCAGAGCATTTTGTCTTTCTTTTCGCTTTTTCGGAGCAGTACTCCAGCCCCTTCTTGATCTCTTCAGATGATCTCACTTTATAGCCTCCTTACATACCTGATTTTCATTTCGCACGGCAAATTCTGGCCACTTCCGCGCGTTCCCGTCCATCTTTCCCCACCTGCCAGCCCCTCACAAACAAAATTGCTGGCTTTCAGCGATGCACCGTTTTCGGATTGCAATGTATAGGTGACTACTTTTCGGTATCCCATCGCCTTCGCAATCCGGCATGCCGCACCGTATAGCATTGAGCATGCATTGCGGGTGCCATCGGTGCATACGCGATTGACCTCAAGCGTCAGGCCATCGTCCAGTATGCGCGAAACAGGCCGTCCGCACACCGCGCACCCGACCATCGTCTCGCCGTCAAAGCACCCTATCGCAAACTTGCATCCAACCGTTGCACGGTGATGACGGTGATATGCATTGATGTAGGCGCTTGCTGCTCTAAGTGTGATTGGACGTATTTCGAGCATCATCGTACCTCCTTTCAATTCCCCACCGTCATGATGATGCACGGTTTCCAATAAGGTTCATACTCGGCAAATATCCGCTCCGTTTCCCGTTCCAGTTCCTCATCCGTGATCTCCTGTTCGTAAAATATATTTTCGGCGATTTCGTCGCGGAATTCATCTCGGTCGGTAAAGCAGTAGCAATCGTTGTATCCCTGCTGGCAGTCCAGAAATTCGCCAACTTCTGCGGAAATATCCGTACAGCTCATTTCGTAATAGTCGCCACTGTTTGCGCTATCCTTGGCAAATACGAGCAGCGGCAGCTCAGGGTATTCCAGGAGCAGCTTGCGGAGCTGCTCCCCAGTGTGCATCAGCCCGGTCGGCTGTTTTTCGCGGTCAAGCATTGTTACTCCACCTCTTTCCGATGCAGCAAAAGCCATCAGTCATTCCGGCAAATTCAAAGACTTCTTCGCTGTAGCAGCTGTCGTGCATGCAGCAGTCCCTGCACCTGACAACCTGCACCACGTCAGCGACAGGGGCCTTGTCGATGATTTCAAGCACGTCGTGGATAATCACATCCGCCAGTAATCCGAAAGCTCGCGGCTTCAGGCTATCGCAATACGCGCTTACAGCCTTTTTGAGCGCTTCAGCGTTAATGTACTTCGGCATCATTTTCATCCTCTCGCTGGGCAGGGTAACAATCGCCATGCGCACGCTTGCATGCCAAGCACGGCGCTTGCCACACGGATTTGTCGCTATATTTGCACGTTCTGCAGCTGACCGGCTTTTTGATCTCAATCGGCCTGATCCCAAGCTTCTCCGCGATCTCCGGATCCATCTGCAGGGCTTTGCAACGGTCACAATCATGCTCTGCGCAGATAAAGATCGGGAAACAGCCCTCGTCAAAGTACTTCCGAGGACACGGAACCTCGCGTGCATTTGGAAACAGTTTCTTCCACGCCTCTTTCCAGTTCGGATATACCGGCTCGGGGTGCTCTTCCGCCCATTTCAACACGATGCGCTCCGTGGTATCGTCGTAAAGATACTCTTCGGTGAGATCAAACCGGCAGCCCGACCACTCATCATCATACAGCGGGCATTCATGACAATCGCCCGGATGTTCAAGACATATCCTCCGCGCCTGTTTCATGACCTCAACAAACTGTGCCATTGTCATCCCTCCTCAATCCAGCGTCCACACGGACAGAATACACACCTCGTTATATCCTTCGCCCTTCAGATGATCTTTGATCTCTAACATCAGCGCCTCTTCACGTATTGCGGATCGGATTGCTCCGTTAAGCATCCGCATCTCCGGTGTGACGGCGGAATAGTAGTACGTCCGCAGCTCAGACCTCTTTCTCATTTTCCCACAGCTCCCTGTCTCCGGCCCCGCACTCGGCCTCCTCGTTGATCCGGCAGCATCCGCCGCCGAGGTTGTGTCTGCATCCTTCGCAGCTGTCGTGGATCATGCTCTGTCACCGCCTCATCTCGTAGTGTCGGACTGCTCCGTTGTCAAAAACAACGTCGATCCTCGGAGGATACACCGCGCATACGCCCTTCGGCCTGTGATGCACCGCGGCGATTTCACGCGGAATTGCGTGCTGTTTCTCACAGGCTTCGCACTCGGCCTTGTTCGCATAAAGCGTGCCGCAATGCTCGCATTTGTACTGCTTGACTTCTTTCATGCTTATTCCCTCCACATTTTGATCAGCTTGGGGTACGTCACGATGCACCCCATCACCCACGCCCATCCGTCCGCGATCCTGTCCCGCACGCGCTGGCGCAGCGGGCGCTTCCGCACGGTTCGCCGCATCCGCAGGTCATCGGCCAGCAGCCGGTTGCGCCGCGCTCGGGTCACGGCCAGCTCCGCCCGCAGGGCGGCTTCCTCCGCCTCCCGGATGGCGTTCTGGCGGCGCAGCTCCTCGGAGACCACTCCATTGACGTAGGCCTCCACGCCGCCGTTGCCCCGTATGACGCTACACGTCGCGATCCTGTCCATTCTCCACATCCTCCTTTTCCACCATCGCCCGAATCGCCGGGACGATCACCTCTCGGCAAATTTCCGCGAAGCGCAACTGCCAGGGCGTGTAACGCTCCACCATGCAGTTCCACCATTCGTCCGGCAAGTCAAACTTCCGCATCTCTGCTGCCACATTTAGCGCCGCCGCAAACTCGCTATACGTGTCATAGCCTTCAGAAGCTTCCAGCACGCGCTCAACTTCCCATTGCGCGTCCTCATCCTCTTCTTTGCCTTCCATCAGCAGCAAGCGCAGATTTCCAATAGTTGCATCTCGATCAAATTTCTTCTCGGCGTGTCGCTCACCGCAGCACTTGCGCAG